TTCTTGGCTTTGCCACCACCCATCATCATTTTCTTTTTCATTCGTCATCCTCCGAATATAAGTTATCAAATGTTATTGCAGGATCAAGATAAGTCTCGTGAATCTCTGCATTGTGTATGTACTGGCTTGGTCTAAAATCTGGTGGACCTTCCCCAGTTTCCCAGAGTGCAGGACTTGTTGCCCTTACTCTGTTGTTTGGCAAAGCAACAATGTTGCCTGTCCAATCTCCTGCATCTATTAACTGCAATACGTGACTTTGTTTATGTTGTGCAGGATCATCTGCTATGTCACTTTCTGTATAATCTACAGTAAATAAATATTGTCCTTTATGAAATTCTCCGTCTATCTTGCAAATCCACGGAGATGAACTAACTCTATCTAGCCGTACTATCGAGTGGTGGTGTGAACTGCAATCCCACGGGTGAGCTAAATGGGTTGGCATTATTTGCGGCCACTCTTCATACGGTATATCAGCAACGAGTGCTGTTATCGGCATCCTTGCCCACATTGCACCACCGTGTACATTCGGTTCGTTTTCATCGTCATCACTTTCACATCCTGTAAATACAACTTGAAAACTTAGACATCTGTCTGGCACTGTGTTTACGGCTATTGCTAGTCCGTGTAAATATTCACCATGATACATTTGGTGATTGTGTGTAAACTCTTTTCGTACCCAACACTTGAAGTGTGGTATGTTACTTATCAAATATGCCATTTTATCTACCCCACTGTTTCTTTAAATAATTTTGTACGAGTGTAGACTTAACAGCTAGATTGTGTTGTTTGTTGTTTATTGCATGAGCGTTTACTTCATACAAGTTACGCAACACAAAACTTTGTTCGTAACTAACATTGGTAGATAACCAACCTATCAATGCTTTTCGTGATCCCTTTGTTACTTTGTTAACACTGTGAGGGTATATAATTGGAAAGAATAAAACTTGACCTGATTTTAATTTAAAAGGTATCTCACCTATTTCATTGTCAAGTACAAACTCTCCACCTTCGTAGTCATCTGATAAACAGACTGTAAAACCGTAATCAAAATACACATGATTCATTTTAGGTTCTGCCTTAAAACTATCTATGTGCTTGTTGTAATAGTCACCTTCTGTGTAGTTATTGTAAAAGTTTATTGATACACGATTAGGACATATTACTGAGTCAACAAATGGATTATTAACAATTCGTGAAGCTACAAGATTTCTTACCTCATCTGCAACTTTTACTGACTCTGTATTCTTCTTGACACTTTCTAATGGTTGTGTCTTGTTACCATCTTCCATCTTTGGACAAAGTTTTAAACACTTGTCCACATCTTCTTTGGTTAGTATTTGTAATAACATTGCTCGCCTTTATCATTAAAAATCTTCCCCTATAAGATATGAAAGGGGTGGTTGCCCACCCCAATCTATTTTTTTAAGTTCCAGTAGAAACTGTAGCAGTCTCAGTTGGGTTTACAGAGATGTCAGCTAGAACAACGTGTATTCTAAATCTGGCAGCACTTTCACCTGATGATCCACCATCGAGGATTAACGCATCGATAGTATCTGCTGAAGTTAATACTCTAGCATTAGAGCCTGAAGCACCTGTTGCAGCTTCTAAGAATGGTGTAAAACCTGCAGCTAACGTAGAACCGTCAATAAAACAGTCTACATCACCACCTGTGATACCCACATCCAAAGTAATCTGTGTGTTACCTCTTGCTTCTAAAACTTCGAGAACACCTGCAACGATCATAGTATCAGCAGGAACATCAATCAATTGAACGACATCTCCACCTGCACCACCGTCTGCAGTGTCATGAACTTTTGAAGTCATCACGTAAGGTCTTGCGACATTACCCGGATGACCTGCAGTTCCTCCATTAGGAGTTAAATCATATGTAGCCATAGTTTATTCCCCCTATTAAGCAAAGTCAATGACGCCACGAACTAATGCTTCTGGTCTAAGAATTTTTCTACCAAAAACATGTAGTCCTCTAACAACGTCAGAGAATGATTCAGTTGAACGTACCACTTCAGTCTTTGCGATGTGAGACGCTGTTGCCGCAGCAGAAATGTGACCTGCTAAGATAACGTTTTCAGAAGCATCTGTTGCTAATCCTGACATTGTTACTTGGTCTGTACCTGCTGTGCTGTTTAATGCAGTAGACTTGTAGCATCTAAAGCCTGCAAGTGTACCGGGAGTTGCAAGTCCGTTTCTTAGGTTAGAAGTTGCATCGCCAGTTACCTGTACTTCTGCAATCTTGTTACCTGCTTGAAACATCTTCTCGTAGAAGATCGGAGGTGCAACAAACCATCTATTCTCTTCTGGTACAGACTGGTCGTCAAGCACTCTTGCCATTAATAGCATGAGGTTGATACCTGCATCATCTGTCTCTACGTTAATAGGAGCAGATGCTGTACCTAAAGCTGTATTAGTAGTTGTTAAACCACCTGATACACTTGCATCATCAGCACCTGCAAGACCTGCACCGTCTGATAAAGCTTGTAACACGTTTGCATCGTATTTTCTCTTCAAAGAAAAAGCACCTGATGAAGTTGCTAATGCTTCAAAGTTGACATGAGAGTGTCTCTCTTCGATGTCATCGATCTTAAATGCAAATGCGTTTGCTTGGTCAACGGTCAATGTAATTTGATCGTCAGCCAAGTTTTGAGTATTTACCACAGAACCTCTTGTATAACTGGATACAGTTATTGTTGGTTCTTTGATAATATTCACAGTGTCGCCAAAGTTTTCAATCTCTCCTGTGTAATCAGTATTCGTAATATCTTCTGCAACCGAAGCACGTCTGAAGAACTTGAGAACTTTTTGGCTAAATATCTGAGGAGCGAAATTACCAGAAGGTAAATTTCCGTATCCTGCAGCAGTTCCGAAAGCCATTTTCTCTCTCCTTTTTTGAGGTTTTAGCTGTTCATGTCAATTCGCCCTTCTTGCCGTGCTAAGTCGATCTCGGCTTCTACCTTCTCGAACTCCCACGATTTAAGTCTGGCGATGTCAGAACCCTTCCAAATCTTTTTAGTAGAATCTTTTGTCACAACGTCTTTAGGCTGTTGCCTTGTTACAGATGCTGCGGCATCGGAGTCTCTTGATCTAGTCGGCTTCTTGTTAGAGATTCCCATCTCTGCTTTGTAAAGGGATATAACTTTACTTGCCCATTTAGCATCAGTGTTGTTTTTGTATATACCATCACTGATTTGTTTAGGCTGTTCATCTAGCCAACCTAAAAACTTTTCATCAGTTTTGAGACTATCGAAATCAGGATGTAGTCTGAGAAGTTCTTCAAAAGCTTTTTCTTTCTCTAAATCTTTCTCTCGCTTCTTTACTGACTCAATCTCCTCACGGAGTTTTGCAACTTGTGATTCAGTCTGTAGTCCTGAAACTGTTTCAACAACTTCAAAAACATCAGGATATCGTTCTTTGAACTCCTCTAGTTCTTCCATTGTCTTTGGTGCTGCTGTACCTCTAGGCATCTCATACACCCTTTTCTTAACAGCTTCTAGCTCACTTGCAAGTTGTTCACGTTCACCTTTAAACTCGCTGAGTTTCGCATCATAATGTTTTTTTAAGTCATCATAACGCTTTTTGTAATCGTGATCTTCTTGTTGTTTTGCTTCTACAAAACTGGTGTCAGAAGGTTTTGGTTTCTCTTGAGTAGCCACTTCTTGTGTGGGGTCTTGAGTTTCTTCCGTTTTCTCCTCATCGTCTTTGTATACATCTTCACGATATTTACCACGATAAAGATTTTTGTTGTTTGTTACTCCAAATGAATCGTTTGGTTTGTTGGCTCTTACGCCCTTTACTTGTGTTGCCATAGTTTTTACCTCATATTGCAGTGCCACTGGCTGTGGGTAGCTGCTTCGGTTTGTCAGGGCCACATGTGTGGGTAGCTGACTAATTTTATAAATGCTATTCTGCCCTTACACTTAGCATGGGAGAAACGCCATTTATTTCTGTTTTCTTGCCCTTGAGTAAGTCTTTCACGACTTGTCTTGCTTGTTTAGTAAACTCCATCCTGTCAGGATATTGTTGTCTCAAGAGCCTTCCAAATTTGTTATTGTTTAAATCTATCTTGTCCTCTTCGGACATGTCACTGCCTTTTTCTCTGCTATCAAAAGCATCTGACATGAACTTGTTAAAAAACCCATCTTCACTTATGTAACCACTTGTTAAGATGTGACGTAAAGTATCTCCTGCTTTACTTTTTTTACCGTACTTAAACCCCTCTCCAAGACCTTCTTCTATATTACGTAGATGTCCTGTTAAACGTAATATCATGGCTCGACTAGCATCTATGCCACCTTCAGAGTAATCAGCACTCCTTATTACGTCACCCTTTTTTTTTTGAATAAAACCTCTTGCTTGTGGTTTCTCATCTTGTTGGGATTCTTCTTGTCTGCGTTGAACTTCTCGTTTACCACGATTGTTTATCTTTTTAAGTCTATCGTACCCTATTTCTTTTGCTATGATAGCAGGTATGTAAACTTCGTTACGAGATACAAGTAATTTAACTTTGTCTGCTATATTTATTTTAGGATTTCCAAAGCGTACGTCAACCCCTTTTTCTTGTAAATTTGTAATAGCTGTGTTTATCATGCGTTGAATGTCTTGTTTTCCTGCTTCTTCTGCAGCAGGTGCATTGATTATAAAGTCACCATTTCGTGCATCCATAGGTTTGTCGTCAGCTATCTCTTGTTGTTTTGTAGCGTTAGGATCAGGTGCTATGAATCCGGGTTCTTTTACAGTTACCTGATTACTGGCAACATCACCCTCTCGCATGCCGATACGACCCCCCATTGCAGTGGCGTAGCCACCATCACCACCTACATCTCCCATAGAAGAGGAAGTATCACCACTACCACCATTATTATTATTATCACCTCCAGAATAATCAATAGGATCTGGCTGTGTCTGTGCAAATGTTTCTACATCTACTGGTGCTGTGTCTTTTGTTTCACCATAATCTTCTGTTATTCCTCTATCTGTAGTTATATCTGAATCGTCACCAGTTTGCTGTTGTTGTTTCCTGTTTCTAGCGTCAGTCAACATTTGTGTAAGATTTTTACCCTTAATATCTCTGCCAATAAATGATCGTCTATCTCTTACATCTGAAAGTATATTCCTTGTTTCGTCAGGAGTTAACCCCCACTCTTTAGCTAACTGTTCAACATCTTGCATCCTACCCATAGCTGCAGAGCCACTAACTGTATGATGATAACCAAACTCATCATAGCCTGATAAACTTTTTTTACCACTTCCAGTGCCTACTAATGATTCAGAGTTACTAGGGTTTGTCGGATCAAATCCTATAGGTCTGTAACCCCTTTTCAATGCTTCTATTCGTCTTGCAGTTTCTTGATCTATGCCTATCATACCTGCACCATTGTATATTCTACTACCTTCCGTTCTATATATGGCACTACCTGCATTTCTAGAGTTTACACTAAATCCATAATCTTTAGTTCTCATGTAAGTGTTTAAATCTTGAGTAGGTGTAGCAGTAAATTCGCCTGAACCCATTACAAAATTACTTTTTAATTCTGTGTATTTAGCCTTGTTTTGATTATAACTACTTAACCTCATAGACTCACTTATATCTTGAATCACACCCGGAATACCACTTGGTTTAAATTCATCAACGCCAAATATATTTTTTTCAGTTTTTCCTGCCACCATTGATGCAGCCATATCTATTGGTAGTCCTGTCATTCCAAATACAGAAGCTATACCCTTAACTCCAGTGTATTTTTGTAATTGATTTTGGCTTGGCATACTAATACCTATGCCGAAGTTTTTTTGTAAATTATCATTTACTTTTTTATTAGAATTTTGAATTGCTTTATTTACTTTACCTAAATCAGATTTATCATCACGCCCTATGTTACTTAAATGTTCTTGATAGTTTGAAGAAAAAGTTGTGTTAACAACATCATCTATGTCGTATTGAAAATCAAGAACATCTGCAGTAACACTTTGTCCACCATCTGACGATTGATCAGGTATGATACTTGGTGCAACATAAGTGTCATCTTTGTCATCATCTTTGTCGTCATCATCATCAACATCTATACCTGTCGCACCTAATGTCTGGCTATAAAAATCAACCAATCTGTTTTGATATTCATCAGGTGTAAGAATAGTTTTTGTATCTTGATTTTCTGCTTCTTCAGCCATTCTTCGTAATCCTCTCGTGATTATTCTTCAGGTCTAGGAGCATTTCCAGTAAAGCCAGTTTCCCCTGCAGTTGGCGTAGCTCCGACTCCGATTGTGCCGTTACCAGACCCTTGACTGTCAGTTCCTTCAGGTTGTTGAGATACTCCACTAGGTTGTTCCATTCCTTGCTGTTGACCACTGGCGACAGCATTTTCGCCTGCTCCTTGTTGTACATTAGCCATCATTCCTTTTAACATTTCAGCGTATAGTTGTGCTTCGTTTTGATCATTGACTAATGTGTCAGGATCAATGTCCTGTGCGATTGCAAGTTCTCTTATCAAGTTTGGTATCTTTATAAAAGGTGCAAGCATAGGGTTAGATACAGTTTGAAGCAGTGCAGTCAGTCTTTGTGTACGCACTTCTTTTTGCATAACTGCTGCAACTCCACGAGGTTTTATTTCTAGATCCCCTTTGATCTCCCCTAAATTATCATTAAACTGCATGTTCCATTGAAACAAAGATTCACCCAATGGTTTCAGTAAATGATCGTCTATATTCTTGATAACTGTTTTCATAGCTAGTCCTGCCGATCCCATCAACATAGATAGTCCTGCAGCAGTTCTACCAGTGCCAGTCACACCTGTTTGTCCGTGCAATATTGATGGTATGCCTGTATCTTCATCTGCAAGTTGTCGTGATATCTGATACATCTGTATGTTTTCTGGTGCAGTGTTTGGAAACTTTAGTCCGTTGATTGCTGTTCCAGTTACACCAGACTGTCGTCTAAATATCTTACCGGGGAATATATCCATGTTTTGACCGGGTACTAAGCTTGCTTCGTCTACATCAAATACAAGATTACCTGCAAGTGCTAAGTTATCAATAGCCATACGGTAGTGTCCATTCATCAACTTCTGTGAGTATTCCATGTTTTCTGCAACACCGACACCCCATATTTGATATGGGTCTATCTCAAATGGAAATGCTTGGAACGGTAATCGTGCAGGTGTAAATGGATTAGCAACACACCTAATGACCATACCACCACATACCCAAACGTTGACTTGTAGTTGATCAAACTCTGACATCTCGTTGGCATTTTCCATACCAACTTCACTTGCATATTTCTTATCGATTACACCCCAATACTCAAGAACTTCATATCTGTTTTCTTGATAGTACGGTTCAGTGTCATCTTCACGGATAGTATCTTCGTAGTATTTGTCCTCGTAGTTAGGACCTTTTGCAAGACACTCTTCTATAGCTGACGCATCAAAGTATGGTCGTTTAACTAAACCACGAAGCTGTTGTCTGTTCATACGATGTCGTTGTATGACATATTCACAATCTTCTATACTTGTTGCAGATGGATCAGGATGAAAATCCCACAGTGACACATACTCTACACGTGGCATAACTTTTTCGTAAGGACTGTAAACTTTTTGTCCACTGTCAGGATCTAACTCCCAGTTGTGAACACGCTTGTAAAAGTTTAGTGGGCCTTTAACTATACCTGTTCCAAGTAGTGCTGATTCAAATATAGCTTTACGAAAAACATTGACTGCGTTACTGTCGGTTAGTTGATCATGGATACACTTCTCCATGTTCATAGCCATCTTTTGTGCAGGCTTAACTTGTGGCTCACCAAGTCGTGCAGGACCTGATGCTAACATGTCAGGGAACTCGTTACCGTACGTTCCTAACTTGTGAGGTTCACTTGCTTGCATAGCTCCGGGGGGTAGCTCTCTGCCATCACCCTCAAAGCCATATGGATCAGACGGTTGT